CAATTACTCGGATCTCGCCAGCGATCACCTGGAACCACCAGATAGACGTATCGTCCGTGCGGCCCAAGTCCCACGACGTGAATACTGGATAGTTCGGATCGTGCGCAACCTTGCAGATCCGGCCTTCCTGATCGATATGTCGGAACTCGGCCGCGTAGTACGCGCCCATAATCGCAGCGTCAAACGAGCAGAGATATTCCTGATCGAACAGCGCCAAGCCCATGTCTTCACCGAAGTCAGCGATATAGGCCTGGCGCAGCTTCTCAAGCTGCTCTTCGTTAAAGATGCCCGTCTCACGCGCCGATAGAACCTGAGCGAATGCGCCAGGCTCACTGCGTGCTGCGGTCAATGTGCGATATGCGTGATTCTTACCGCGAGGCGTCGTGATGAAGAATTCCCATCCCTTGTTCTCCGCAATGATCGGGCGGAGATACGCACGCGCCGCAGGATTCGCCAACGCCCATTCCGAGTACACCAGCCCGACAGGCGGAGCACCCACCATCGCGTTGTAGTTGTCTGAGCCGAGAACCTGCCACGTCGATCCGTTCACGAACTCAATGAACATTTCCTGATCGTTCGTCCGCTTACGCAGCTCGTGCGGGAATGCCTCATCAATCCGGCGCTTGCCCGTGTGGCCATTCACCGCGTTCCAGATCGCCTTACGCGCCTGCGATGCCAGCGGCAGCATGTGCCAGTACGTCCCAACCCGCTCGAAGCTCTTGCAGGCCGTCGTATGTAGCGCGATTTCATCCTTACCGGCGCGGCGATGCCAGATCAGTTCGGCATGTTTGCCGCCCTTCTCCATGTAATCCCATGCCGGCCGCTGGTATGCACGCGGCACCCAGCCGTTAGGCAGTCTGATCACGGCCACAGAAGTGAATCCTTGCTTATGGAGGCGCAGTGGCCCGGAGGAATTTACTCGGAATCGCCAGCGAACTTAATGACTTGTACTACTAGGCCGACTTCACCCGTATGTTCTGCCTGGATCTTGTCGCCATATTTCTTAGGCGCCAGCTTTCCAGCGATCCACTTCCGCGCATCCACCTGCAAACGGCGATGCTCGATCATGTCAGCCTCGGTGATTTCTAGGCCAGTCGCCTTGCTAACCGTCTTCTGCCCCGTCTGCGGCGTGTCCGCAATGTGCAGGATCTCGTCGAAGATCGCATCAGCCTGCGACTCGCGTGCGCGCGCGTATTGGTCGCGATACTCAGCATTAGAAGCAAGCCAACGGAATACGGTTGCCCGATTAGGCATGTCTTCACCGGAGCAGATCGCCCGAAGGCTTTCCCCGTCTGCCAGGCGCTCACAAATTGCGTCTCCTAGCTTCTCGCTGTACTTACTTGGGCGAGCCATCGTCTTTCACGTACTTCTGCGCCAGCTTCTCAGCCTGTTGGAGCAGATCGTCCAGCGACGTGTATTCACCGTGCGCTTTGATCTGCTCGATTGCCCAGTCTCGGGCTTCTGCTGAGACTTTCACGTTAGGTCCCGACACTCGGCGCCCAAACGTTGTTGCCGAGGCAGTACATATCGCCAGTCTTGCCACCAGCGAGCGATGCGGACGCCGCGGCATTGACGAAGCTTCCACCGGTAGGCGGATAAACGAGCATGGTCGTTGCCGAGGCGTTGACCACAATATAGACATCACCTGCCATTGCGGTCATGCTGGCCGCATTCTGTACCGGCAGACGTGCGCCGGACGACGCCGGTACCGTCGAAAACACGCTGAAATCGCTAGTGATCTGCGTCGCATTCGCTTGCGTGGTGCCAGCGGCCGTCAAGTTGAGAGCAGGCTTACCTACGGTTGCTTGAGCCTGTGAGGCCGGAACTCCCGAGCCCATCAGGTTTGCCAAAGTCGTCATGTGATTCTCCTAAGCTGCGCGCACGGCGCTTTCAACTACATATGGTCTGAAAGCCTCGCCGTCGTGCTCTGCGAGAATTTCTTCTACGGTTAAATCGTCCAGCAATACCCAGCCCGTGATCTCGTCACCAGCGCCGAGCCCGTCGCTCCACTGCCCGAGGCGTACGAACTGGCCTTCAGGCGACAGCCGCGCGGGGTCCAACGTCACTTGGTACGTCACTACGCGCATTGATGGGTGACCAAGATCATTCAGCAGCTTCGCGTTCTTCAGGTCTTGATCGAACGAGACGATCGCTACTTGCTTCTTGGTGATGGTGTCGATCATGGGCGCACAAATAAAAATGCCCGCGCTTGGCGGGCAAACCTGCGGGAGGAGATCGCAGGGAAGGGTTAGTTGAGAGCGGCCGGTGCTGATCTCCGGCATAAGTCTACTTTGGACGCCATAGCCAGCCGTCTAGCAGCCAGTGTGATACTCAGACTTCTTGTCAGGTGCGCATCAGCCTGCGCATTCACTCTCACGACTGGCGGCTAGAAGATCGCTGGAGTCTAACCAGTACAGGCAACATCGCTACTAGCAAGCTGGAGCCCGATCTATCGCCATGCGTGAGAGTGATGTCTTTCCATCAGTCAGGATCGGGGAATCCGGTGGCGTAAAAAAAGCCCAACCAGACGGGGATCGGGTTGAGCTTTTTTTAGGGCGAGTTATGCCCACAAACGGCACGATACCTTATCCGAGCCCAGTTTACAAGGGCTATTCAGCAACCCTTTAGCGAAAAGTTTCGGCCTGAGCAGTTCCTTAGCCTCAGCATAGTCCCTTTCCTGCGTTTCCGGATAGCGCGGATTGGTCCAGACCGTGCGGCCGGCGTCCATATTGCGCATTGCCGTTTGGATAGACATGCGCTGGCGTAGCGTCAATTCGAATATCAGCGGTTCCACGGCTTTGGCGATTCCTTCGCGGAGCTGGTGATCGACGATCTCGGAAAGCTCGTCGTATTCCATCCACTGGCGGCTAATGGTGAAATCGCGGCATGTTGAATCAGCGCGGCCGTAGCCGAGCGCGGGCTGGTAGCTTTGGCTGAAGACGTACCAGTCGTAAAGGATGTCGTCGATTTCGTCATGGCCCATTATTTCTTCCCTCCATATAGTCGTTCGATCGTCGCCGCGAGGCAGTCCAGTTCGCTTACCTTCACCACTTCCCACATGCGGCGCTGGCCGTGGATTCCGTTGAATGAGCCTTGGTGACAGTCTTTGCAGAGCGGGATCACGCAGAATCCGGGACTCTTTCTGCCAGGCGTGCGGCCGGCTAGGATATGGTGCGCGTCGCTCGGGCCGTGGGCGCCGCATACTGCGCAGTCCATTTCCTTTACGCGGGCAATGTGAAGGCGTTCAGTAGCGGCAGTCATTCCTCACTCCCGGAAAATCTCACCCCACGCTCTGCACCGAATGCCGACGCAATTTCCATCAGGTCCGACATTTCCCGAATGCTCATCTTGCTGGTCGACTGGCCGAGCACCACGAATCCACCGTCTAGGCCCGGAACCGCGCGCTGCTGCTTGAGCGATGCGCTGAAGACGTGCTTCCAGTCTTCGGCCGCGAGTTTCTGGCCGTGCCATTCGACTTGCTGCGCGATCTCGTTGAGCATCGCCCACATGCGGGCGTTCTGATCTAGGCTGCGTGTGCGGGGCTTGATTTCCACCACGTAGCCTTCCGGCGCCTGGATGCAGGCTCGGCTAGCCATCTGGCGCGCGGTCGGATGCACTAGCCGGAATAATTGGCGGTCGCTCATATCGCCTCCCCTCTAGCCAACTGGTTCCGGACCCACGAAACCTCGTCCGCCTGGATCTTCGCCTGCAACTTCGCGCCCTCGCGCATACCGTGCTCATATGCTGTCTTGAGCAGTTGTTGCGTGGCCCATGACATCTGTTGATAGCCGGTGTAGGCCAGAAAGTGATCGAACAGGCATTCCGGCGTGTGAGGGGTCGTTCCGCTCGACTTGCATCCAGTGCAGGTGTTCATTTCGCCTCCGAGTTGCGATTCCATGCAGCGATTTGCGCTTCATATCCCGCTAGCCCGAATTTCGGGCCGTCAGAGAGACGCATAGATCCGCAGACCAGACAGCGAATGTACGGCCCGCTCCGCTCACCTGATGCCACGGAGTCCATATACACAGAGAACATCACTTTATGGATGTCGGCGTTTCCGCAGCTTTGGCAGGCTTTCATTCCTTAATCTCCCGCGCTTCCGTATAGTCCAGCCCGAGTTCCTGCTCGGCCTCTGCCATCCTCTGCAACGCTTTCTGCTGCTTCCATTTGTCATCCAGCGTCTTCGCTGCGTCTTCGATTACCTTCAGCTCTACCGCGGGCCCGTGAGCGCTCAGAATCGCTTCCTGCGCTGCCAGCCATGTGCGCCAGTGGTTTTCCTTGACCGAGGCTAGGAGGCAGCCGTGGACGTTGACGTAGTAGGCGTCGAATTGCTCTCTGCTCATTTCTGGCTCCCTACCGGTTTCGTCCAGTCGCGGCGGCGGATTCCGAGTGCCAGCCAGAGGATTTCGTCTTGGGTCATGCTGCCTCCCGATCGTCCATGTGCCGATATACGCGGCCGGTTTGTGCTTCTGGTGCAGACACCAGACCTAGCGCCGCAGCGAAGGGGTTGTAGTTCCCCTTCTTAAGTTTCTGCCGCGCCCGAAAACGCCTGTGAATCTCGGTATTTGTTTGAGGGCGGGGCCTTTCCGCGTCTGGCTTTGCTCCGAGCGCCCATCTAGCCGTCCAATCGCCTCCATTGGCGCGCTTTTGCCACGAAGAAATGAAGTACTTTGTTCCGTGCCCTTTCCTCAAGACGATTCGTAAAGATGACTGGTTCAAAGATCCGTATTTCGCAATTTCTTCAGCACTTGCATC